GGCGTTGCCTCTATGTCCAAAAGAGTCAATATTTTATTCGCCGCATACGCACAACTAATGCTCGAAAAAATACAACGAATTGCCAAACAAAACAACCGCAACATCATTTTTTCCACTCATGGCTCAGATAATGCTATCTCAGAACTGCTCGCCGCCCTAGAACAAGAATATCCCAATGGCGTGCATGCTTGTAATGACATTAAAGAGTGGGATGCATCCTTTTTGAAGTTTATGTCCATGTTTTTCTGTGACTTATTGTTACTTTTAGGATGCCCACAAAATGTTGTTGATTGGTTTTTGCAATATCGATTAAACTGGTTCATGGCCAACTTTTCAAAGATGGGAATTACATCACTTGCAGGATTCCTTAAACAATTTAGTGGAAGCCCATTCACTATCGCCGAAAACACAATTGTTAACTGTGCTTTCATGTTTGCCATAATGGACTACATCAACCTCTTATATGCCTTCATGAAAGGCGATGATTCCAATGTTAAATGTTATAGTGCTAAGTTAACCGCATTTGGTCGCGATTTGATCGCTGCCACAGGTCACAAGTTAAAAATGCATGTGACCGAGATCGGTGAATTCGCTGGGTTTTTAATTACACCATATGGATTTTTCCCAGACATTTTACGCAAGGCGTCGAAATTCTTTGGTAAAGCTTACCGAGATAACGCGCATTTTCAAGAAGCGCAGAAATCGGCATTTGCTAGTACCACCGTTGTTAAATCACAACAACACTTAGAAGAAGGATTAATTCGCTGCGAATTATATTATAATTCAATTTTTGAAGACAGCAGAATTAACGCTGAGCAGTGCCGTACTCTTTTCAATTCAATACGACATGCTCACGAATTTAAATTTTCTGATTTGACTCCAAAGACGTTTAGCGTCTTGAAGTCAAACTTCTGAAACTACAATTAATACGTGCACTCCTACCTACGCACGTTTATCCATTCAACATTCATATGTTATCATACTCTTCTAACGATCAATATTCCACGCTTACCCACGTTTTACGGCCACCCGCCATAACCGAACGCCGCCTTAAACTATTTCAAATAATTGTTATTAATAAATTCGAACTTGCTTTCCACGTCGAATTCCCAGTCCGATCCTACGGTACACATTTTTCGTACTATCCAACTTATCTTTGCGAAGACTTCCACAAAATATATCACGCTCAGTTTTACCAGCATTTTGACATCGTACCACAACCCTTAACTATTATTGAATAATTATGGAAGCTGCACAAAATCAAATTGAAGCCGACCTTTTCGAAACTATCAAATCTGATAGCGAGGTGCAGTCAACGGCACCGATCGAAACACCCGTCCATGCGTTCATCGCCAAACATGTCCACCCACCTTCTGCAGTGCCATCGTACGAAGGTATTCCAACTAACGACGCTCGTACCCAAGTCGTCGCCAATTGGGTTGACTTTAACATTAATGACGATGTCGTCTTCGAACCTACTTTACCGGGGGGCACGAATGCATTCATTCGGCCACCTAGTGGATTCGCATACCTTGTTACCACCGGTATGAACTTCCCTGTCATAGCCTTTGCAAAAGGCGATGACGGTACTTCACCAAACATTTGGCATCAAGATGCGGCAAACACTAAACCGCTTGGCGTCTATGACTGACTCGATTCTCCGTCGACGCCATGAAATACCGACTTGCGTATCGTTCTCTTACTACTTATTTGAATGCCACAATGTTCAACAACACCGGCTCCGTTGCTGGTGCTCAATTTAATCCCCCTGTCTTATTCGTCGGCTCGATCCTCGCATTCTCT